TACGTTGTTGATAGCATATTGTTGATTATAGTTACCCATTCCTGACCATTCTGAATATTCAGGGTCTGCATCTTGAGAATATGTTAAGTAACCGCCTTGTGTACTATAAACTCCAGCAGCAAACGGAATATATACTTCAGTTTGACATGGGCAGCTTGGATAGCATCCTTTAAAGTGTACATAACTAACACAACCGCAGCAGTTGATATCACCGCCATACGCACAGGCAATCCAACCTCCTGGACATTGGTTACAAACAATTGCGCAGTTATCGCAACCTGTTGGTGAATTATAACGTGTTGTACAGAATGTGCAATATAAGTAACAGCAATAAGCAGAAGTCGATGTAGAACAAATTGCAATACCACCACGTCCGCCTTGTGCGCACATACATCCGCCGGTATAACCGCACAGATCTCGAGCATTACCCCATCTTAAATATGTAGGATCGCTGCATCCTGAAAAACACAAGCTATGGGAGTTACAAGACATTGACGGACATGCGCAGATATAACTTCCGCAAAATACCGCAATGGTCTTTTTACTATACCCAGGAGCGTTGCCTGGAAGGCCAAATCCGCAACAGCACATACGAGCACCGCTGCCTGCTGCGCCCCACATCTCAATAGTTAGTGTTCCACAACCAGGGGATGTCCAGCAATATAACATGTCTGATCTAATACATGAATACATGCCAGTTGGCGAGACCGTCCAGACCTTGCCTTTTTCAAGATTATCCTGATTGGCTGTAATCTCTCTTGTAGATAATAGGTCTGATAATTTCATTTCTTTTCCCTAATTATGGTCCAACAAAAACCCAACCAAATGTTGAGCCTGAATAAATCATTGTTATTGCCGCATTGTTAAGATTTAAAACTAGATCTTCTGATAAGTTTTGAATCTTATTACCGTTTCTGGCAATAGTAACGTTATTTGTAGCAAAGTTTCCAGCCACATCAATAATTTGAATCGTGTCACCTGTTGAGGGCGATGCTGGTAGAGTAAGAGTAAATGCTGACGATGTTGCATCGGCAAAAATTCTTTCTCCAGAGTTTAAAGTTGTTGATCCAGTTAACGTTCTATTTGTTACTGCATCTGTTCCGAAGGATGATACCTGTCTTCCCATTTTATGTTATCTCCTAATATATTAAGTTGTAGATGTCTCAATACCAAACGCATTTACTGATACGTTTGCATTGCTGGCATAAACAACTAAATTCTTACCAGCATTCATCATAAGTCCTGTTCGTTCCATTACTCCGTTTGCACCAACTTGAACATCATATTCAATGTATTCTGCGTTGGTTGGCGTTGAAGTAGCGGCTAATGCCATTCTAATACTCACTGCTGTCGTTCCTCTGTTTAGCACGTTAACTGACAGCACGGTGAAATAACCAGTCGGTACGGTATAAACTACGGTATTGGTAGCTGACGCTAATGCCGATTGTCCTAATAATCCAGTTGCCATTTATATTTTCTCCATTATTTGTTCAATAAAAAGTAGTTTAATACTAGTGGGTCGCCAGCAATACCACCTTTGAAATTCACCTTAGTATTTATGTTGATTTGAACATTCGTAGTAGTAGCGATGGTTTGTCCAGCTATGTAAACAACACCAGCAGTTAGGGTGTTTACGTTCAAACTAGAACCACCACCACCAATTTGGCTGGTAATATATGCTTTAATAGCACGTTGCGTAGGAATCACGCTGTCCGAATCTTGTGTAAAGAACGGATCTGTACTAAATTCGCTGATCGTTGCACCTGATCCACCCAATGCTACAGAACCCAAGCTCAACTCGTTCAAACCTGCAATATTAAATGCATCAGCATTCAAAGTTGCAACACCAGTTGATTGCTCAACGTTGAACAATCCACCAACTCTAAAGTTACCGTCTTGGTCAGTACTTGTATAGAACACACGACCGCCCTCTGATCCTACGGTTTCATTAGCAGGAACTGGGTCTTGTAATGGTAGGTCTGGGTAATTTGTTTGTGTTTTATTACCTGTACCAACATCTAAGAAGTCATGTCCTGTTAAACGAACTTGTGAATAACGTCTACGAATTGTTATTGCAGTCTCGTGATCTGGTGCTTCAGCAGCACCTATTGCGGGGCTCAATTGTAATGTTGCATTATAAGTACCGTCTGTGTTTGGTAGTAAACCTGTTACGGTAACTAATCTGTACCAAACATCATTAATACCTGCAATTTGTACGTTAGAACCTGCTCGAGGAACATCTGTTAAATTCTTAAATCCAACATACGAACTTACTTGGTAGTTGTCTGCATATCCGTCACCTGTAACGGTCGCAGATGCTGCTGTGTAACCTGTACCCCTATTAGTCCAAATTGGCTGGCCTAGGGCTCCATCACCTACTCTAACTTCAACGGTTGCATCTGACCCGGTATTGTTAGGATCAGTAATAGTCATTGTTGGAGCACTGGTATATCCACTACCTGGTTCGTGAATCCAAATTTCTGTAATTTGGTTATTGGCTACATAAGCTCTTGCTCTAGTTTTTGCACCAGCAACAATTCCTTGAGCTTTTGGACTTGTTGGAGCAACGGCAATCCATTTTGGACTTCCGGATATACTACCTAAAGCAGATGCTACATATTCTTTAGCCACAACCGCAGTCATTGTTCCAGAGGCTGCAGAAAGAACTAATGCAGAGCCTCCTTTAGATGTAGAAATTGAGAATTGTGTAGTGTTTGTAGATTCAACACTGATTACCCAATAGTAAGTATCATTTCTAACACCGCCAAATGTTGTACCAGTGAATCTAATGCGATCATTTACGCTGATATTTGCAGTTGTATCTGCTGTTGTTATTAAGTTTGTATTCAATACAAAGTTAATGCTTGCAGCGCCGTTAGATGCAGTAGTTGGAAGTGCTACGTTTCTATAATTTCCATAGGCTGCTGCGTTCCAGTTACGTGTTGCAGGCAATGCTGGACCTTCAATCCATGTTATACCATCGGTAGAATAAGCAGTTCTTGTAGAATTGTAAGCAAAAGCAGTATAAGCACCACCGCCATATACAACTCTATACCAACGTGCTGCTGCACCTGGCATTGTTGCCGAAGTCCATGAAGTACCGTTTGAACTATATGCTGCTTTTGTAGAAGTACCGTTTGGTCCGCCAGCAACCGTTACAAATTTACCGCCACCATAAACTACTGAACTCCAGTAATCGGCACTTGGTAATGTATTTCCTGCGGTCCATGTAATACCGTCTGTTGAGTATGCACTCAATTGACTTGTTGCTGTAATACCAGTTACCACAACATAATAGGCTGTTGCACCGGGTTGGCCATAGGCAATACTTGTGTATTCTGTTGAACTTGCACTAATAGTTCCGTTCAGCCATGTTACACCATCGGTAGAATATGCTGTTCTATTTTGACCACCACTGATTGCAACATATTTGCTGCCAGCATAGATCATATCTGACCACTGACCTTGTGTTGGGATTGCATTTGTTGTACCTGCCCATGTTACACCATCTGTTGATGTTGCAAGGTGGCGTGTATTTGCTATAACCGCAATATATTGGTTTGATCCGTTATATGCAATTGCGGTATATTCCCAAGAACTTGATGGTGTTGCTAATGTTACGCTGGTCCATGTTTCACCATCTGTGCTTGAAGCAGCATACGGAGTCGCAACGTTATCATGACCAACAGCTACAAATTTGCTACCAGTCCAAATTACATCTTGCCAGTATACGCTTGCAGGTAAAGTTCTTGATGTATAACTTCCTGGGTTAGTATCTTTAGCTGTGGTTGTAATTGCTAGGCTAGCATGTGAACCATCACGCAATGTCCATGTAACTCCGTCTTCAGAAGTTGCAGAATAGTCACCGTATGATGTTACATAAAACACGCCTTGGCCATAGTTAATCGAACTCCACTCATAAATTCCTGGCAATGTCGATGCAGTCCATGTTTCTCCATTAAATGAATATGCAGCATTTCCGGAACTATCTGAAATTGCTACGTAGCGACCGTTTCCGTATGCTACATCAATCCAATTAGAAGTTGTAGAATCATTGTTAGCAGGTAAACTAGTTGCTCCAACGGTCCATGTTGACCCGTCTGTTGAATAAGCACTTGCTCTGCTAAATCCGCCACCGATCATTACAAATCTGTTATATCCGTAGGTCACTGCCACTGCATCAACGCTTTGAGTTGATGTTGACCAAGAAGTACCAGTTGTACTTACAGAATAGTATGCAGATCCTGATGTTCTGGAAACAGCAACAAATTTCTGATTACCGTAAGTAACATCTGACCAAGATGCCGATGTTCCTAAGCTAGCACTGGTCCAATTTATACCATCTGTAGAATATGCCGCAGATGTCCCACCACTGGCCACTGCTACAAAGTAACTAACTCCGGTGCTCATTTGACCGTAAGCAATTGCTGTCCATGTTGCAGACGCTGGTAATGTCATTGCAGTCCAAGTTGTTCCATTTTCTGAATATGCACCGCTGGCTGTGCCGCTGGCAATAGCTACATATTTTGCAGTAACCGCAGTACCTGAAACAGATACGCTGGTAATACCTCCGCTAACACCTGACACGGTATCTACGGTTATAGTTAAATCATTAGCAGTTGTTGTACCGCCTAAACTTGTACCTAAAATTGTTACGGTATCGCCTACAGCATAAAGAACGCCAGGAGTATTAATAGTTACACTATAAGTTCCATTTCTTCTAGAAACATCAAATGTTGCTAAATTACCACTTCCTGAAGTTGTTCCTGATAATCCTGTGTAAGTTGAGTATCCGTCACCAAATGCAATGTCAGTCCAGGTAGAACTTGCAGGCAATGTAGATAAAGTTTTTGTAAATGCAGGGGCTGTAAATGATAGTCTTGGAGTAATAACATATGTTGATGTTAAACTTAGAGAACTAGCAATTGCTGTGCCTGGAACAATATGATCCCAACCAGCTGTGCCTGTTGATTCTTTGTAAACGGTTGCTACTTTAGAACCTGAATTGTAAGAATTAATGTATCCGTATTGTCCAGCACCAGTTCCTGCAGTGATATAAACTGCCATTCCAACATAAGCAGAACTTGTTGCAGTATCTGCTGCCGCTAATGTAATTTGTGTTGCAGTTCCTGCTTGTGCTTGGTTTGATGCTGTTACATATCCAGTACCGCCTACACCGCTTGAATCACCCGGATCTGTTAATCTAACCTGGAAAACACCGTTATCACGGAATTCCCCCATCCTAGTTGCTGCGCTATACCCTGCACCAGATATTGAGAAAGTACCTGTGTGGTAATCACTACCAGCATTACCGTATTCTAATAACAGAATGTTATTTCCGTCGGTGATAACGTTTCTAATATCTGCTTCTGTTGATCGATTATTGATCAAACCTGTAATCGGTGTTTCAGTAACGTCAACACCTTCTGCTACAGAACCAAAGTCACCGTAGGAGTTGTTACCGTTCGTACCACGAATCTTACCACCATTTTCTGCTAGATAGCCAACATGGCTGTAATAGGTAAAGATTGATACAAGTTCTGCTCGACCTAAATTGGTTACCCATGCACCAATACCGTCACTAATTACCTGTGTAAAGTCATTAGAAACCATAGAATCAATGCCGCCATTATGTAAAGCGCCGTCAACTTTTTGTCCAACTGCGGCTGTACCAAATGTTGTAACGTTTTGAGTATAAGTTGATTTGTTAGTTACCCATACACGATCGTCGTTTGGTCCCCAACCGTAATCTAAAGAAACATATGAACCTGCTAAAGGACGTTTTGTTCCAAATTCATTTGCAGGTAATAGACCTGTTGCACTAACAGGGTTCGCTCCTGGAGTTGTTCCGTCGGAACTTCCATCTAATCCTAACAATGTTTGGTTTCTTACACCACATCCGTTTCTAACTAGATACATGTCTTCTAGTTTAGAACCAGTTAGTGCATTTCTATAATAGCGAGCTGCTAAAACAGATTTGTAATTTCCGGTATATTTTAAATCATAGGCTAATGATTCAACATAATTTCTAATATCGTTTTGACAATATGAACTTTGATAATAGAAAGTCATAGTCATTGAACCAGATGCTGACGATAAATCAAGTGCAGCAGTTAATGATTCTGAACTGCTAATTTTAAATTGTGTAGAACTTACAATGCTATAGATATAATATGTTGTTCCTGTTGATACACCGCCAAATGTTGTACCTGTAAATCTTACAGCATCGCCAACTTGCATCCATGCTGTGCTTGAGCATGTTAATTTATCATCTGATGTTGTGGCTGTTACGGTTGCTTTATATGTATTGTTGATATAAGCTGTGGCTTCTGCTGCTAAAAATTCTTTGTTTAATCTTAAAATTTCTGCAGCATTTAATACATCCAAATCTTTTGTTGGAATATTTGTTCCAGTAACAATTGGCAATGCTCCAGAGCTTGCATATCGAATAACGTCTGAAAGTAAAATTTCTACCTGAGATACTGCATCACCAGCAGCAACTAACGATGAACGAATACCAATAAAATCAACAATAGAACTTGTAGCTTCTAACTGGCTAGCAAGTACTACTCCGGTTGATGATAGTCCTCTCTGATATGCCATTCCGTTTTGAATTGACAAGAAGTTTGAACCAAACATCATGTCATATCCTAGTGCATCAACAATATATCCGACGTCTCTTGAGCAAAGAGTTTCGTCAAAGTCTAAAGTTGCAAACTCTCTCTTGACATATTGAACAGCATCGCTTTGAATTGTAGTTTTAAGTGCTTGTAATGATGTATTAGCACCAGTAAGTGTTGAACTGACCCATGAAGTTTCAGGTGCAACGGTTGTTGGTGTAGTACCTGTATTAATACAATCACGAATTTCTGTTAGTCTTGCACCTGCATATGTTCCTGCAGTTGAGCTACCTGCAGTTCCTGTAGTGTCTTGGCTAGCAGCATTTCCTGTTGTTTTGGTCCAGCTTCCAGTATTTCCTTGTGCAATATATGTAATAATTGCAATCAAACGATTTTGAACTGCAATGGCAGCGGTTTTTTCTGATGATGGTTCAACGAATGTTCCGTTGCTGTAATAAGATCTTGCTGCAATTACGGTTGCAAGATTTCCACCATACATTAAATCATAATATAATGCTTCAACAATATAACCAATGTCTCGTGTACATGCATTTTGGCCGCTGGTTCCTAAACTGGTCCATAGAGAACCATAGTTTAAAACCATATATGCTGTAACTTCTGCTTGTAAGAATGATTTATTAGCAAGAATTAACCTTGCGGCATTGTAATATCCAGAAGTATAACCATAAGTTCCACCTGTTGGTGTTGGACGAACATATGAATTTGCATAGGCCAACCCGTTATTAAGAACATCTTTGATTTCTCGTGAGTTATTAATAATAGAAAGTGCTGGTGTAGATAATCTTAATTGTTTCTGTATTTGAGCAAAAATAAAATCAATTGTTGCTAAAGTTGGAGCCTTTTGACTAGCTAAAACAACTTCAGTAGAAGTAATTCCTCTTCTATATGAGCTTGCTGTTTTAATTGACATGTAGTTTGACCCAAACAAGAAGTCATAATACAACGCATCAATGATGTATCCTGTATCTCGCTTACATAATGTTTCATCGTAAGTAAGTGTTGGGAAATATTCATTAATATATTCAATTGTTTCTGTTTGAATATATGATTTTGCTGCAAGAATTTTTGCGCCTGCTGTTAGTAAGCCAGCTGCTGGCCATGTAATATCTGGAGCAACGGTTGTTGGTGAAGTTCCAGTATTAATTGTATCGTAGATTTCCTGAACACGAGTTTGTGCAGTTGTTCCAGCACCTGCAGAACCTGCAGTTCCTGAGGTATCTTGTGTAGATGTGTTACCTGTTGATTTAGTCCAACCACCAGTATTACCAGTTGCAATGTTATCAATGATGTCTTTAATTCTGTTAACGGTTGCTAACAATGCAGTTTTTTGTCCTGTTGGTTCTACCAACACTCCGTTGGTATAGTATGAACGGGCAGCAATTACGGTTTGTAAATTTCCACCGTAGGTTAAATCATAGACTAAAGCATCAACAATATAACCCATGTCGCGTGTGCATTTTGTTTTATCGCCTGCGCTCAATGCCGACCAAATACTATTGTAATTGGTATTCATATATGCTGTAACTTCATCTTGTATAAAAGATTTATTAGCAAGTATTAAACGAGCAGCATTTAAATAACCAGCATCTGATGCATTGTTTGATCCGCCAGTTGGTGTTGGATAAACAAATGCACTAGCATATGAATCTCCTAAATCGATAACTTTCTTCATTTCTAAGATATTGCTATCTGTGAATAAAGTAGCTGCGCCTGTGCCTGTTCCGGCACGTTGTCCTGTTGTATTTTGTGTTTCAGTATTGCCTGTTGTGGGAGTTACTGCGGTATTTGTTATAATATCGTCAATGATAGACTGAATTCTTTGTAGCGCGGCTACAGATTTAGTTTTTTCGTTTGCTGAAATTACACTTGGAGATGCTTCGGTTCTAGTTCCGCGAAGTTCGTCTCCAACAATTGCAGTGTTTGCCGGTACAATAATTGGTAATGTTTCGTAATAATGTCCAGTTTTAACAAAAATTGTAAAGTGTGGTGTTTCTTCTGCGGGCAATGAATCTGTATTGCCTGCTGTAATTGCATCAGTTACAATAGAAACCAAAGATGATACTTGATCTGCTGCATCAGTTTCTGCTGTGTAGGCTGTATCAATTAGTTGTTTAATTCTATTGCCTACAGAAATTCCGTTTAATGTTTGATAATTTGCTGCTGGTGCTGTATTGGATAAAATACTATCCATTAAAGTTACACCGTAATTAATTGCAGCCACGGTCTGTGCTTCTTGACCACTGATGTAACTTGCTCCTAGTGTTGTGAAATATGATTGAGCAGCTTCTATTGTTTTAGCATTACCAGTATGAGAAATATCGTAAATTATAGCATCTACCAATAATCCCATATCTCGTTGACAAATAGTCTTATCATAAGAAAATCCAGACCAAATTCCAGATCCTGCTGTGATTTGATAATCAACCCATTCTACAATTTCTTTCTGAATAAATGTTCTATTGATAGAAAGAAGATATTTTGCATTTGGATATTCAGTGCCTTCTTCAACTTGTTGTGCTGCGTATCTTACACTAGCCCAAGGTTGGTCAATAGTTAGTCCGTATGTTGGAGCAGGACTATTTGTACCGTGCGGAGCAACATAATAAACTTTCGATACACGACCAAAATATGCCCATGCTGGGTATCCGCCGTCGACAGCAAGTACTTGTCCTTCATCTCCAATCGGTAATCTTGTTGGACCAGAACCTGAATAATAAACTAAATCACCTGTTGTGGTTAATACGCTTTCTTCGTTGCCGGCTGTTAATAAGTTCCAGTATGTTCCAAGTGTATCATTATCTGGTCGGCTTGGAGTAGACGCTGTGTGTGCTTGAATACAGATATAAGAATTTGGTCCATATTTTACAGAATCGCCTAGAATATAAGCTGTTGAAGTAACCCAAGTGCTTCTCCATTTAATACCTTCATTTAACAAACTCCAGTAAGAAGCGTTTGGCGGTTTCTGATTTGAGTTATCGCCTGTGGCAACGTAAGTAAATCCGCCGTTGCGAACAATTTCTCCAACCTTATATGATGTGCTAGAAGACCAGTCACCTGCTAATCTAAATCCTGTTGTGAATAAATCCCAGTCGGTTGAGTTTGTAGACGGTGTAAATCCACCTGCAGAAATGTGATCAGTTTTGGCAATATAAGTATTACCGCCGTAGCGAACAATATCGCCAGGTTGATATGTTGTTCCAGAAGTCCAATCACTTTCAAATTCAACTCCTTCAACAAATTGATTCCATTTTGCAACATCAGTTACAAAACTTGCTGCTGCGGTGTGATCAGTAATACAAATATAAACACCGCCACCGTTTTTAACTAGATCATTAACTTTATATCTTGTTGCGGTAGTCCATGCTCCTTTGTATTCAACACCCTGGTTAAAATAATCCCACTTGCCTTGGTCATTTTCTAGACCTAGAGCATTAGTAGCAGCAGATGTATGATAGGTATTACAAACATAGGTAGTGCCGCCATATTTAACAACATCACCTAATTTGTATCTAGTAGAAGATGTCCATACACCTTTCCAGTCTAGGCCCTTTGAAAATAAATCCCACTTGCTTTGATCTGCTTCTAAACCTAATGCTGATGTAGCTGCGGCAGTATGTGCGGTGTTACATAGGTAGGTATAACCACCGTACTTAACTATATCATTTACTTTGTAAGTTGTATTAGCGGTCCAAGCATTTTTCCAATCAAAGCTTTCTGCAAATAAATCCCAATCACTTTGATTAGTTTCTAATGTTGTAGAACTGGTGTGCCCATTATTACAAATATAAACATATCCACCATACTTAACAATATCATTTTCTTTGTAAAGTGTGGTTGAAGTCCAGTCGCCTTTCCATACTTGACCATCTGCAAATAAATTCCATTTGGTTGGAATATTATCTAAGTCTGTATAAAAGTCGGCTGCTGCGGTGTGACCTACTACGCAAAGGTATGTGCGTCCACCGTAAGCAATGATGTCATCTTTGTAGTATGTTGTGCCAGTTGTCCACTGATCTTTCCATACAAATCTAATTCTACCTAATTTAAACTCTGCCATTTATAGCTCCGTTATGCAAGTATTAATATTTATTCAATCCGTAAATGCTAGGTTTTTAAGTTCCTGATAAGAACTTAGATGCCGCTAGCATTATTCCGTCTATTCCTCGTTTAAAGTTTACTTTTGCTGTAAAAATTAATTCATCCCCTGTTGTTGTGCCTAATGATTGCGGACCAACTTGCACGACACCAGCAACTAATTGTGCTGTAACTGCATCCGCACCACCACCAGAAACACGTCTTTGAATGTATGCCTTAATTGCCCTCTGTGTTGGTACAACATTATTTGAATCTGCTGTAAACGTTATGTCTGTTGAAAATTCTCGAACTACAACTCCAGAACCGCCAACGGTAACACCGCCTAATCGCAATTCTTCCAAACCTTGTAGTTCAAAAAACTGAGCATTAAGTGTAACGGTACCTGTAGCCTGTTCAACCGAGAACAATTCTCCAACTCTAAAGTTACCATCTTGGTCAGTACTTGTGTAGAACACGCGACCGCCGTCTCTTTCTCTAACTTCGTCTTCTGGTGCTAAAACCGTTCCATTTGGATTTAATGTATCTGGATAGTTAGTTTCTAATTGACTTCCTAAACCAATATCTAAGAAATCATGGCCTGTCAAACGAACTTGAGAATATTGTTGTCTAATTTCAATACTAGTACCATGTTCAGGAGATTCTTCTCTGCCTAGATCTTTTGCAATCGATAATCTTGCTGTATAATTTCCAATAGATCCACTAAGAATAGTTGCTGTTAATAGTTTATATGTGTAATCATCTATTCCGGCAATATTCAAGTTGTCACCTGGACCCGGTATTCTAGTTAAATTAGTTACGACTAAAGAATCACCAATTTGATACTGATCTTTATATCCGTCACCAGATACCGTTAATACGGTACTTGATGTTTCGTAACCTGTTCCAGAATTAATAATTGTTGGGTTTCCTAAAACACCATTTCCAATTCGAACTGCTGTAGATACTTCTGAGCTGTTACTTGGATCAGTTATGGTCATAACTGGCGCTGACGTATATCCACTACCGGGTTCCCATATATTAATACTTGAAATTCTTCCAGCTACTACTCTTGCTCTTGCCTGTGCCTGAACACCTGTACTAATTAATCTACCAACACTACTATTAGTTGAAAAACCTGCAATAGCTAAGAATTTTCCTGGCTTAACTGGGTTGCCAAATGCTATAGCTGCCCAAGGCGCTGATGTGCTAATTGATTGATAAGTCCAGTTGTAACCATCTTTAGATAGTGCTATAGTATTCGAACCTGTTGCGATTGCAATAAACAATCCCTGGCCGTAAGTTACCTGTTGCCAATTTGCTGCGGTTAATGTGGATTCATACCAAGTTGATCCATTAAAACTAATTGAAACTTCTGTTGCACCGGCATAACCGCCTGATAGTGCTACCCAACGATTGTTACCAAATGCTAAACTAATTGCCCCCTGGGTAATAGAAGTAGCTGTCCACGAAGTGCCGTTTGTTGAATATGCAACTCCTGCTCCTGCAGTTGAAGAGTCACTGGCTGCTAAAATTACAAATTTTCCAGAGCCGTATTCAATTGCGTTCCAGTCAGCTCCTTCTGGCAGCGATGACGTTGTCCATGTTGTTAGATCTAAAGAAGTTGCAACAATATTTGCACTTCCTGAGATTGCTACCCAGGTTGAATTTCCGTAGGATACATCTCTCCAATCTAATGAACCCGGTATTGTAACTGACGACCACGAAGTTCCGTTTGTTGATTTTGCTACATACCCACCGGTCGCAAATGCTAATAATACACCGCCAACATATTTTATCTTGGTCCACAATGCTGTAACTGGTAATGTTCCATTAGTCCATGTTACTCCGTCTGAAGAATAAGCAGCAACGTTACTATCGATAGCAACTGCTACCCAATATGTTCCATTAAATGCAACGCTACTCCATTGTCTGCTATTTGGCAAAGTAGTTGATGACGATGTAAATCCTGGACTAGTAAATGTAATTCTAGGTTCGATCGCATAGTTGGCTGTGGTATTTAATGTTGCTTGAATTGGAGTTCCTTCTACTAAATGTTCCCAGCCTGCGGCATGTAACATGAAGGATCCCGATGCGTTAATTAGACCGTAAGCTGATCCGCCTGATGATGTACTAATTTTAATTTTATTGTTTAAACTATCAATGGTGTGAACAAAATAAACAACATAATTAGCAATATTTCCAATTGTTGTTCCAGAAAATACCACAGGTTGATTTACACTTAATGTTGTAGTATCTAGAAGAGTAATCCAATTTCCTGATGATGTTGTAGCTGTACAAGAAATAGGAGTTGTTGATTCTTTAGCAACATATACTACTTTTCCTGTAGCATCATAGTCTGCAATATACCCGTATTGGCCAACTCCTTGACCTGAAGGAATTAAAATTCTCATAGTCTTATAAGTTGCTGCATCGTTTTCGTCCGATCCTGCAATTACAAATGTATAAGGATCTGTAGTTCCTTGGCCGGCATTGGTTGTAAACACATAACCAGCACCGCCTTCTGCAGACGAATCGCCTCTATTTGTAATTCTTATTTCATAGACTCCGCCGTCACGAATTTCGTTACCTAGTACCTGTGCATTAATACCTGATCCAACAATAGAATATGAAGCACTAGAATATCCGTTACCTGCATGAGAATAAAATACTTTCATCAGGCCTTGGTTATCGTTTACCATTGTTTGATATACATCTGCATCATAGTATCTATTGTTTACACTACAAGTAATAGGTGTTTCTGTAGTATTATATTTTTCAGATACAGCTCCATAAGACCCATATGAGCAGTTACCGTTTGTACCACGAATTTTACCTCCGTTGGTGCATAGATAACCGATATAACAATAATATGTAAAAATAGAAACACATTCTGTTCTACCTTCACCATTTGCCCATACTCCAATGCCATCACTTAATACTTGTGTAAAATCGTTAGCAACCATAGTTTGGTTGCCTCCGGCATGTAAGTCACCGTCAATTTTAAATCCAACGCATCCTGTACCAAATGTTGTGCAGTTGACCACAAAAGGTGATTTTGTTCCAACCCACACACTAGTATCTGTCGGACCCCAACCTGGATCTAAACTAGCATATGCTCCGGCAGACGGTCTTCTTGTTCCGTATTCGTTAATTTCTCCTAGTGTTCCTTCTAGGCCAATAAGAGTGGCATTTCTTAATCCTGTTCCGTCTTGTAACAAGAACATATTTGAACTCTTATTCAATGTTGCATTGTTACCGTTAATAAAGAAATTTGCAGCATTTATTGTATAGAAATTACCAGGATAACCCATGTCATGAATTAACGCTTCAACAATTCTAGTAATATCTTGTGTCCATCTAGCAGGAAGTTCTGCTAGCGTTGAATCAACAAAGTTAGCTTCAATATATAAAGTTGTTTCGTTGATGATAAACTCTTTATTATTCACTAATTGATTGTAGGCATTTAATCTTGCAGTAAACGCTGTTAATGTATTAGTTCCTGAAAAAGTTACTGGATTGTAACTTTCGATTCTATTTTTAAATTGAGTAATTAAAGAGTCAACTGCTAAAACTTCGTCGTCACTGCTAGGTGTTCCTGAAAAATCTTGAGAGATATGTCCATAAACTCGTGTACCAAATGCGGGACTTTCTTCATCAGTGTCTCCAATTATTTCTTCTTTTACTATTAGACTTGCAATAGTGTTAATATAGTCTGATGCATCTAAAATTCTAGCAATATAATCGTTGCTAAACACACCTTCTGCAGGTTTAATAATAGTTCCACGTAGTTCATCGCCAATTATTGCTACAAACGCAGGAATTCTAATTGGTAAAATTTCTTCAAATACTCCTGTTCTTGCAAAGATTGTTGCGTATCCAGTTACATTTTCTGTAGCATATCTGATAGTTTTCCAAGGTTTGTGAGGAGATGTTCCAGACAACGGATCGTCTGATCCATGTGGAGCAACATAATAAACTTTGTTTGACTCAAACATGTTTTTCCAAGTTGGTAGACCACCATCAACTTGTAAAACTTGCCCTTGTTCACCTACTGGAAGTCTTGTATATCCAACGGTACTTCCGTCTTCGGTTGGTCCGAATGTTCTAAGGTCGCCTAAATTTTGTAATCTATTATTTTTATTACCATCGGTAATCTTTTCCCAATAACGACCATGTAGTGTACTACCGTCTTCTGGATCATCATTTGGTCTATTTGTTTGATCGGCTTCGTGATTATCTAAACATTTGTAAGAACTAGAAACCCAGACTACGGTATCTCCAGCTCTATAATAAGAATTTGGAGACCATACTCCTACCCATCTTGATCCAGGAATAATTAAATCCCAATATGCAGAATTAGTTGTACTACCATCATTTAAAAAGTCAGGGTCTTGGCCAACGTTGTCTAGAAATGCTAGATAAAGATTACCTCCTCGTCTAACAACATCTCCAATTTTATATTCTACAAACGCATCCCAGGTTCCTGAAATTCTTGTACTTTGAAATAATAATTGCCATGCGGTGGTTTCTGTTGAAGGATTTTGACCAAGGATGCTGCTGCTTAGTGCAACATATAAATTTCCACCGTAACGAACAATATCACCTTGTTGATAATTTGTTGCTGATGACCATGTTACATCGTATTCTGCTCCTGGACAAAATATTGACCAATTTATAATATCAAAATTTGTTGCTGATAAATGGAAAGTTGTACAATAGTATAGGTATGATCCATACTTAACTACATCATTTATTTTGTAGGTTGTGGCTGCTGCCCATGTACCAGTATACTCATATCCATTGTGTAGGATACTCCATTTACCGTAATCAGCATTAAGGCCCAGTGCATCAGATCCTGCTGATTTATGTCCAACGGTACATTGGTAAGTAATTCCGCCGAATTTTACAAGATCATTTACTTTGTATCTTGTGTTAATTGCCCAGGTACCTTGCCAATCTAAGGTATCGTTAACTACATCCCACGAACTTTGGCTATTTTCTAATCCTGATTCAAAAGATCCTGCAGATAGATGTGACGAATTGCAACGATATGCAATACCGCCATAACGAACTACATCATTTAATTTGTAGTAAGTTGACGGTGCCCAATCTGCTGCCCAATTTTTTGAAGTTATTTGTATGGTCCATTTGCTAGCATCTGAAGAAAAATATGAATCTAAACTTGCAGAAGTAGGATTTTCTGGGTCTGGACTTGATGATGTGTGACCTTCAATACATAGGTAAGTAGTTCCGCCAAATTTAATTAAGTCTCCTACTTTATAATATGTGTTAGTTTCCCAATCTCCTAGCCAACTAACACCGTCTGCAACTAATTCCCATTTTGGAACCAATAGTGGAGGAATGTCGTTATTATAAAATTCTAGGTCAGAATAAAAATCAAAATTTGAAACATGAGTTTGTAGACAGGTATATGATTTTCCACCATAACTTACAATGTCATCAGGGTTGTATCTTGTTGCAGGAGACCATTCTCCCTGCCATGTATATCTAAATCTACTTAATTTAAAATCTGCCATTTATTATTCCTCTGATGATCCGTTATCATAGATATAGCCCTCGTTGACCCGAACCACTAGTTCGCCTTCGTCGTTTACGTAGTAGAACATCGGACGATCATCCCATCTATACTGAGAGTAATTTAAATTTTCATATACGGGATTATGATTTACATCAATTCCTTCAAAGAAATCAACACCAGTTTCAAAATCTGTATAATTGTTTTCTTCTAATCCTGGATTATTAATTGTAATAATTCCCTTGTCTTTGACTTGATCTACCCTTGCTAAAAACAAACTTCCGTTTTCGTTTTTACGTAATCCATAAAAGAATCTAGGAGTGTCGCCTAAACGCGATACTGGATCGTCGCCTAAATAATAATTATTTCCGCCTGCCATTTCCTACTCCTTATGATATCTCAACATAACTTATTACTGCATCAACACTAGTTTCTGTATCGCTGACAATTCTTAACCCTGCAGTTTCAGGTAAAATTAATTTTTCTCCGTTGGTAATTAATTTTACCGACGAGTTTGGGGGTATTGGTAATCCTTTAATATATACTGCTTCAACGCTGTCTTCGCTGACTACATAAACATCAACAACACACACATCATAATCTGTAGTGTTTGCTAGATTGCATCCAATAACGGTAATTCTATATCCAACAGGAGTTTGTAACACATCAACCGGTGATGTTCCAATTCCTGTATTAACTGCATGTTTAAACGTGGTTGGCATTTCTTTTTTTATCCTAATGTCAATGCATATTTGATTGCTATATCGTTTGCTGTACCTTCCGAAACCGCACCAATGGTACCTGCTGGACTGGCCCATACTAGACCGTCCCATATTTCTAAGGCTTTAGAGTCGGTATTATAACGAGTCATGCCAACTTCTAGGTATGGAGCCACTGGTCTTTGACCTGAAGTTCCCTTAGGTGGAACAAATGCATTTGTCCCTGTAATTTTAAAATAACCTGAACCGGATTGCACAAATTCTGTTACAGAATTTGAAACCGTATTTGTTATTACATTATCTCTAATAGAAAAATTACCAATTCTCAGTGAACCAGAACCATTTGGATCTAAAATTAAATCTTGTCCTGATGTTGTGGTAATAGTATTATCATACATTGTTATGCTGCCAACATCAAATGTGTTTAAATTTAATGTATTTGCATAAAAATTGTTTGCGTATATGTCTTTCCATCTGTTAGCGGAAGACCCTATATCGTAGGTATTATCTGTTTCTGGTACTAGATCGCTTTTGATACTAGCATTAATAGTAACGGTATCAAATAAACTATCACCAATTACTAGATTACCACCGATAGTCACATTGCCTGTGGCATTTATATTTCCGCCAATAGTTACATTACCTGTAATATTTGCGGAGCTTTGTATATCAACAATTCCTGTGCCGTTAGGACGTAGTTCTAAATTAGCATTAGAAACGGTTGTTGAAATAGTATTGTTGTTAAGTTCTAAATCGCTGACAATTAATCTAGAATGATATGCTGTTGCTTCACCGCCAGATGCTGTGAAATTAATTGTTGGAAGATTACTATTGATTGTGTTACCAGAAATAGTAAAGTTGCCTATATCAAATTGATTAGTAACTTCTAAATCTGTTGTTCTAGTTGTGCCTACAATGTCTAGGGCGAATTGTGGATCAGCAGAGTTTATGCCAATCCTGGAGTTGACTACATCAAGATACAGAAGGTCGGTCTCAAAAGCCAGATTCACACCATCTCTAATGAGATTGGCTTTTAAGAGCGGCCCGGAAATACGACCAATCGCCATACGCTCTCCCCTAGACACCGTGTTTCACGGATAACCACTTTTTCAGCTTTCGCTCTATGCGGGTTTACCACAGGTTAATTTTTACAAGAAAATTGGTCTTCTCTTGCAGTTAGTAGTATTTAGTCGTATAGGAAAATTAACCCACTACAAGGGCCCAAAGATTAGTAAGCTCTTCCATGATAGGAAGAGTAACAACAACTCCACCGCCTGTTGCAACGGTATATACGTTTCCGTCAAAACACTCTAAATAACCTTTCTGAGTATTCCATCGAGTATCTCCTTCTTCGATGTAAGGTCTTTCAGCATTGTTTCCAACAGGAACAACAACACCGGTATTGGTGTCAAATTTTGTCCAACCAGCGGCAGTTTGAGTTATGGTAATTGGTGTATTTTCTAAATTTGTTATAACTCCACCGTTTATTGTGATCCTTTCTAAAGTTATATTTCCCGAAGAAGAATCAAGTATAAGGTCGTCGTTGCTTTGAATAGTTGATATAGTATGGCCAGTAATCAGTGTTTGCCCACTAATGATTAAATTGGTTGTATTAATATAAGTTACACCAGGATCGTTATAAAACCAAAATTCTGCCCATCTCTTATTTGGTTTTCCTAGATCATATAAATTATTATCGCCCGGTATAATACTTTGAGTAAAATCAGGAGAAACTACCACGGTATCGATAGCATTATCACCAATAGTTAATGCTCCGTTAAATTGTAGATTCCCGGAAGCGGAAATATTTCCTCCAACTGATAAATCATTGTTAATATTAAGAGTTGATTGAAAATCGACTATACCTGTTCCGTGTGGATCTAATATTAAATTTGTATTTGTTGCAGTAACTTGTATATAATTGTCTTTTAATTCAAGTTTAGGATTAGTAACTTTTCCATATTGGACATAAGGATTACTGCCTTGCGGCTCAATAATAATTGGTCCAACGGTTGAAGTTACAGATCCATTAGAATTAAAAACAACATTATCAAATGTAGCGATAGTTCCATTTGCTATAAAACTATTAGATATGTTTGTTTTTCCTACAACTTCAAGAGCAAAGTTTGGATTTTCTTTGTTGATACCAATTCTGCTGTTATTAACATCTAGGTATAAAAGATCAGAATCCGTTGAGGAATTTCGAAATGTAAGGTCAACCCCGTTTCGTAAAAGATTTTCTTTTAAAAGTTTTCCACTGATTCGTCCTAGGGCTGCGGCAGGATTATATTCATCGCCACCAAATCCATCACTAAAACCACCATCTGAAATAATGTCCGACATTTTTAATCAGTTCCAAAAAGTTCTATAACTTGTATTCTTACGTTTGAATTTAATGTAGTAGTTACATTTAATTCAATACTATTTGCACCTGCATTATAAGTTCCGTCGAACGAACCTAATGGGCTTGTTCCTGTGTAGCATAAACCGTAAGATGTAACATGTACTATGTTAGTGTCTTGATCATAAACAGCAATTACATCACATGCTTGAGATTGATAAGGGCTAAATGTTTCTATTAAAGTAAAAAGTTTTATTCCTCTAACATATTGGTTAGTACTATAAATTGTAGTAATCACTGACGCAGTAGTAGAAATTACTGAACTTCCAGATAATCCAGCAGTTGGGCTACCATTAGAAAGAAATAACTTTCCGTCACTAGCTAGAGAGAATGTATAAGACCCATTTACTAATTCTGTGCTTTGTCCCGAACTTGAAATTGTAATAGAATCTGCAGGAGCATTTGTTGTAATTGATATACCCGTTCCTGCGACTAAGGTTAATGTATCGGTTGAGCTATCTGCCGAAACCGTAGTTTGGCCGGAAACAGCAAAATATTTAAAGCTATCGGTGGTACTGCCACCTCCGCCGACCAAATAACTTTCAGCTAAACTTGCTGGGAATGTTACAGAAACATTTTTGCCGCCTGCTGGAAAATTTACTAATAGATTGTTATTAGATGAAGATACAATTGTGTCTCTAGTTAAACTAGAAGTAATTGAAAAATAGGTTCCCCGACCAACTTCCCAATTTCCTGCGCCATCAGCAATAAGATAATAGGTTTCGTTTCCATCACCTACTGCATCAAACCCTTGAAATCCCGGATAAGTTGTCGTTAGAGTAAAATCGCCCGTTCCTGTACTTTGTGAACGAACTTTAACTCTATCTGCTAAAATAAAAGCCATTTACGTATCTCCGCTCCTTTGATACGTATATTTAACCGTTTGAATATTAGTTTGCGAAACCGAAATATATGGTTATTGACTTATCTAAAGGTACTGCGCTAGTGAATACAATATATGCATCGCCTGAGCCTAGGTGATTATAAGAAATATTGTAGTTTGTAACTGATATTTGTATTACGTTTTCAACCAACACAATAATGTTATCGTCGGCTGCAGGAATGTCGTATAGTGGGCCAAATGTTGTTTCTGTGTCGTCGCCTGGACCTAGTGTTTGTTTATATATCGATGTTGCTCCGGGTGCTCTTACAACTTCCCAAACTCCATCGATCAATGCTTCTATTGAATTTGTGTCTGTATTATATCTTATAAATCCGTCAGCGCCGTCTGGATTTCTTACGCTTGAAGTTTGAGGTCTTTGTGCTTCTGTGCCTTTAGGCAATCTTAGACCGCCGGTTAAATCCATAACGGCACGACCGTAGTGATTAGTAAACAATGTATTGTCACTAGGACTATACTTGCTAAGAGTTTTTTGTTTAAGAAATCTCATACTGCCAATGTACTCACGGTTATACTTAATAAATTTGCTGCGCTAGCTGTCATTCTAATTGTATCGCCAGAATTTAAAACAATTTTTTCATCGCTAAAAAATACGGTTTCGCCTGCAGGTATAATTAAATTCTTAACAATAGTATTAGTATCTGATGCACTTCCGCCACCTGCACATAAGTTAATGGTTAACGTGGAACTATTAACGGTTTCGTCTGTTAGATTAGGAGTTCCTGTATTACAAACAATAATCGATGTAACTGCATTTTCTTGTCCTAAAACAGGACCTGCAATTGGAGCCCCAGTGGTACTACTGGTGTACACTAATGTATCGCTAGTTGTGGTTAATCTGGTGCTGTATATCATGTTTTTTATCTCTTAAAATATTACGCTGTACAAAAAGGCTTTTCTTTTACTTATTAATTCGTCTGTGTTAGATGTATTAACAAAATATAAACCTGTGTTACCGGTTCCAACTGAACCTCCATATAACAATGTAGAATTATCAACTGATGCCGGAGTTACTCCGTTGTCATCTAATTGTAATGCATAGGTAATTTCTACTTTACCAGTGCTGTTTGTTTCTAATTTAATATTACCACTAGAACTTGTGGTTTGAATAACAGCAGCATCTGCTGTACCAAATGGTGCTCCCGGGGCGGCATCTTCTGTAAAAAAGTTTAAGCCTGCAAATCGTACCTGCGATCTAGAAAAAGATGCTACTTCAATATCATCAGCTAATATTGAAACTAAACTTTCAAGTGGTTGTGAAATATATTGTCCAATAGAATTAGACGGAGATAGTGGAGGATCTAACGGATCATTAAGGTCAAATGCAACTACACGAGTATCGTCTCGTCTTAATTGATATGTTGGATTATTTAAAATTGCATAATCAACATAATCTTTGTTTGGAATATCATCTGGGTCAGTTACCTGTAATCGATAATTGTTAGTGCCTAATACTTTAACGACTCCGGTGCCAAACCCAATCAATGTTAAATCGCCATCGTCTGTATCAGCATCTGTTAATAATTCTTTTAATCTTAGTCTGCTGTAATTATAATCGTATCCGCTTTCTGGAGTTCCGTTACCAATATTCCAAGTGTCATCATTTTCATCATAGACAATTGCAGTTTTAGTTTCAAGTCCTCTATCAACTTCCATGCCGGAAAAGCGCAGAGTTACCCCTGCGCCAGTCTCACCATAGTTTAATGTAATCAAATTATCCTGAACCTGCAAGTTTTCTGCAGATACCGTTAATGTATCTCCATCTACTACTAGATTTCCAGTGACTCTAACTTCACCAACTCCGGGTCCGGTATTTAAAGTTACCTTACCTCCAGTTTTGGTTTTTATATTATAGTCACCGTTGACTTGGATAAATTGACCCATGGATACTTCCTAAATTATAGTGCTGTTAAAACAATATAGTCTGCTGATGAATCAGATTCTAAATACCATGTATAACGGTTTCCACTAAAATCTGTAAAAATACGTTTAGTAATTTTAGCACAATTTACTAGGTTAGCATCTAACATACCAGATGTTGAACCAGTCATTTGCATTTCGCCAGATGCACTCGGTGTGCCGTTTTTTAATACACAAGTATAATAAGCACTAGTGGTTCCAATGTCTGCTCGAGCGCAAACTACAAATGTTTTTGCACCGCGTTGTTTAAGAATAACGCCGGTCGTTACTAGTGATGATCCGTTGTGAAATTTTACGGTGATACCAGTATCACTAACTGGTGTGTTGATTACGTCAGTACCTCTGACATCTTTTCTTAATGGACGTCCCATTTGTTTTCTCCTTAGTTGACGTTCTGGGTCTACGCAGAGGGATTCTGCATAAATCATTACGATACTTTATTTATCAACGAGCAAGTAATGCCATTAGCTCTAACTTTTCTACTAATTCTAAAACTCTATTAATTTCATTAATTTCGTTTTGAGCATTTTCTAAATATCGTCGTTGTTTTGTTTGTCTATAATGAACACCGGCTATTGCAAAATTTTGTATATGATGTTCTATTATGTGTTCAATTCGATTTACATCGTGTGCAAACATTGGGAATCGACTACGCCATGCTTGTATATGCTTGCGTAGTAAAGAAAAATCTTGTTCTCCTTCTATTCGCATAATGATATTTACGCCAAACAAAAAGCCCCTTACGGGGCTTTTTGAATTTACTAAAGTAAAATTTACTAATTAAGCAAACTTCAAGTTAGCTGTTGTAACAGCAACTTTAGCTAGGTAGTCAGCTGCATTACCTAGAGAAGAAGCTGTGTTAGTTAGTTCAACATAACCATAACGTGTCATGAAGCTAACTACTGGTTCAAATGTTGATGGATCCAATACAACACCGCTGCTCATCAATGGAATGTATGGGCAGTAGAATGCTGGAGCATCAGATTCGCTAGAACCTTTATAACCGATTAGAACGTCATCGCCTGTAGCGTATGTGTTAACAAACACTCTCATAGCGCCATTCAATGTACCAACAAACTTAGTGTTAGTTGGAGCTTCGAATGTACCTTCTGTTGTTCTTGCGAAAGCAGAAGTTGTAGCACTTTGTAGAAGTGTCAATGTTGTTGGGCTAACAACAGCGTAGTTACCAGCACCACGACGTGTACGTTGAGCGATCAAGTTAGAAGCGCGGTTGATTTGAACAGCTAAAGCAGCGTGTTCGTCACCAACGAATGTAGCTGTACCAGAAACAGCAGATTGGTCGTATGTTAATACGGTACCTGCTAGGTTGTTTAGGCTACCAATAACTTCTTGGTCGATTTCAGCAGTAATTTCTTGTGCAAGAGCTGCCATGATTTCTGCTTCGATATCGATACCTTGTTGAGCTTGTGCATCTTGTGCAGCTTCGAAAGTCCAGCGAGCTGATAACTTACGAGTTTTAGCTTCAACGGTTTGTTTCAAGATTTGAATGCTTAGTCTGTTACCAGCTACACCTTCAAGAGCTGCTGTAGAAGCTGCCTTGTCAGTTGCTGCTGCGCCAGAATAGCCTTCAGCAATCTTAAATGGTGATAGAGCTTCATCACCTGCAGTTACGTCAGTACCACTTGTACTATTAAATGTATCGCTGTAGCGAACACGTAGAGTGTGGATCTGACCAACTGGTCCTGTCATTGGCTGTACGCCTACCAATTCGTTAGCAATAACGGTTGGCATTACACGTCTGATTACAGGTAGAATGACGCGATTTAGTGTTGCAACGTTACCGGCGGAAGTAGCACCAGCTGTAGCACTTTCTGCTAGATACTTGCGAGTATTTTCTAGAGTAGTTGCCATAACGGTACGCTTGTTACCTTGTAGGCCTTCTAATAGTGCCTCTTTGGTTTCCGACCAGCGTGACTCGAGTAGTTGTGACATATAGTTCTCCTTAAACTTTTAGTCCCGCAAGCCTGCGGATGTCAAATATTTCAGCGGTTTTTTCCTCTCCGCTGATTGATTGTGCCTTTTCTTTATTGCCTGTAACTTCTTTAGCCTCTGTAAGTGCTTTCTTCGCCGGTGATCCACCATCCATTACAGCTGGTAGGTACTTGTCGAAAGCTCCATGTAATTTTTCAGTTTGAACTGATTCTAGTAGTTCGCGCATAACCGCTTTCTTATCACCAGATAATGGTCCAAGCAATTCGCTCATAACGTCCTTGCGTTTGGTTTCATTAACGATTTTAGCAATTTCTGCTTCTTTGCTTTCTACTAGTTTTTGTGATTCTGCAACAACTTTAGCTGCTTCTTCAACTTCTTTGGTCTTTTGTTCAACGACTTTTAGAAGTTTAGCTGTCTCTGATTTCTCATTAAGATAGCTCGTTGCAAATTCGCTAGCAAAACTTTCAAAAATTCTGCGACCAAAGTCATTCTTGCGAGCTGCTTCAATGTCTTCACGTAGCTGGGTCATTTCAGAGCGTAGGCCTTTGCTTACGGTTTCTTCAATGATTTTTGCTGAACGTTCAATAAACTCTTTGCGAACTTGTTCAAACTTAGCTTTGCTTTCGCGAACTAGTTTAACTTTAGTTTCTGCAAGATCTTTCTTATCTTGATGGAATTCTGCAATTTCCTTTGCTAGAGCATCAACGATAAATGATTCTAATTTAGAGACATTTTCTGCAACTGACTTACGATCTGCGTGTAGTTCTGACACTTCCTTTTGTAAGTTATTAAAAATAAATGACTCAAATGCTGTTGCATCTGAAGTCATTTTCTTAACATACTTGGCTTTAGCATCGATCAATCCTTGACGATCTTCTGCAAGTTCTGATAACTCAGATTGTAGACGATCAACTAACATTGATTCAACAGCTTCAACCATTGCGGACTTGTCATGCTCATATTTCTGAGCAAATTCTTCACGTAGCGCAGTAGTGACTTGTTCACGGTTTTCTTGAATTCTGCTATCCCAAGCAGCTTCAATTTCCGATTTAATTTCTTCGGAAATCACATTGTTCTCAAACAATTGTTTTACGATATCTAGCATGTGATTCTCCTACTGGTTATTTTAGCCCTGCGATTATTCGCTTTAGGCTCTCTGCTAAGTATTTCTGTGCCTGAGGGTCGCCTTTAACTTCTTGTGCAATTTTATAAGCCTGATATCCACCTGTATTATTCATCAAGTGTTCATAAACTGGAGTTGGGTAAGCGCCAGGTGCGCTTGGTTGAGCTACAATGTCAACCGTAATAATTTCAAATCCCTGTACTTGTCCTTGGCCGTCAACTTCTCCAGATCCTCTGGATGACACACCAAGTTTAACTCCCGACTCTAACATGGTCTGAATTAACTGACCCATTGGAGTTGGAAGTATTTTAAGTTTTCCGTAGCCGTTAGGACCGTCCATCCACATCTTAGTAATCATGTGTGATACACGGTCGAGGTTGATGCGTAAATCTTGAGGGTGATCAACTTCACCTAGTACGGAGTATCCGCCAGAGATCTGTTCGTTAAGCGTTTTGACAGCCCTGCCAATCTCTTGAGAAGAATAAACACGTTGATTTGCATTGCGGATATCTCCTTGAATGCAAATACCGTTTAAGTGCAGTGACTTTTTACCATCACTGCCTTCTTCGCTCTCCAAGACAATCTTAGCCTGGTCGTAACTCAAATGTTCTGCTAACGTGAGTCTGTTCACCTGTTAAACCCTCAATTATCTACGGCCACGGAAAAGACTTTGCTTAACGTCTGCTGATTCTTTTGAACCAGATTTTTCAGCACCGTGACCTGCTTCTTTAGTTTTGAAGCCTGTTTTTCCTGCGTTGCCGCCAGGTACGTTAACATTACCAGCATTATCTTCTGTAGGCTTTTGCTTGTTTAAGCCAGAACCTTTTAATTGACCTTGATTAGCATAGGTAGCTGCATCTTCTTTGCTTGAAAGAATGTTAGCAGTTGTACCACCCATGTCATTTTTCATGTTGTCAATAGTAGATTTTTTGTTGTCAGCTTTCTCAGCTGCACCTTTTTTCTCAGCACCGTGACCAGCTGGAACTTTTTCTACATACTCGCGAACGGTTTCTAAATCAAAACCTTCCTCTTCTGGCATGTCGTCTCCGCCTTCTTCGTCACCGAATTCACCTTGTGCTTCTTCTTCGCCTTTTAATTGAGCAAATTTAGCTTGTAATTCATCAACAATTGATTCTAGATCTTGCATGATTTCTTCTTCAGACTGCTCACCTTCTTCGCCCTCGTCACCCATTTCTAGGTCACCTTCTAGGTCGTCAGTTGCGTCTCCGCCCATATCATCGGCGCCAGCTTCAAATGCAACATCTTCAAAGTTTTCGTCTAGATCTTCGTCGTCTTTATCTTCTTCTGAAGCTTCATCTACTTTGTCATCTTCTGCATCATCATCTTGTGCAGCTTCTTCCATTTCGTCATCTTCTTTATCATCTTCTTCTGAAATTTCTGATTCAATTAAATTTTCATAAATTTCGCGTGAAGCTGCTACTACATATTCGTGGAAAAGCTCTTCAGCTTTTGCTTGATCGTCGTTAACCAAATGCTCTAGCATCTGGCTTAATAAATTCTTATCTGCCATGTTAATTTCTCCTTCAAGGTATGGTTAGGCTGTGTTTTTATTTACTGCGTAGATTAAAAAAAGGGGTTAAATGACGTTTTTTTGATTCGTTTGGTCAGAATATATAGTTCCGGGGAACTTTTTTTCAAACTCTTCAAAAGTTATATGTTTTAAATTTGGAAGTGAAGGTCCAAGTTTTTCTGGTATAACTGATCCTTTTTCTATTACTCTATAAAATTGATTGCTGCGCCAATCTCTAATTGTTTTTTCTGTTTGACTTAGCCAGTTTCCGTGATATGTAGGCGGTTCAAAGCTCTTTTTGTAATTGAAGGTATCAGCATAAACATTGTTAAATTTGCCTTCAATTCCCTCATAATCAAAGCCAAATATGTATATGTCTTTGTGCCCGCAATCACAGGCAAAATAAAGTGCTGTTGGTCCACTACTCCAACCCCTGTGAGGGTGAAAGAAGTTAACTCCCGATTTAGTGTTTACCCCTTTATTTGGATTTGTCCATACCGAATGTGTTCTATGATAACCGCTAGATATAATTTCGTTGACCATTTTAACATCAACTGCTATTAAAAAGTCTGGTTCAAATTCTCTATATAGAGCGTTACAACCAAACGTAGTGCCGTATTCTGGCAGGGCAGCATGATTTAATTTTAATCTGCTACGCCCGTTACCAAGTACGAAAGCTGGTTCATTCCGCGGGTTGCTGTGCTTCAACTGGGGTACCGTACATCTGTTGTATAAACGAACGCTCTGATTGTTCTTCCATCTCATGAGCTTCGCTTTGTTGGCGCAGTTGGTTTATTTGTCGTAAAGTTAATCTAATTTTACGAGTGTCTGATTTTTTCACAACAGAACTATCTCTAGAAGCGTCATATCTTTGATCGTTTCCAAAGTCATTTGTGTTGTCGTTAAAATAGAAAAATTCACGTAGAAGCATACTAATATTTACCTAACTCAGGCTGCAGGAGCCGGTTCAGATTCACCGCCGGGCTCAGTTGCTTGTGCAGCCATATCGTCGGGTGCTTCTGCATCTTGACCGTCAACTTCAGCTGCCATACTACCCGGAGTTACTCCGGCTGATCTTAAATCTCCAGCAGCATCATCT